TTTGGCAAGATGAGTGATGAACCTGTTTCAAAAAATCAATATGGATATGCCAAAAAAGATGCAAAAGGTATTCAACGTGCTGGTTTGCGTATGAGTGGTATTAAAGCAACTCAAAAAGAAGAAATTGAAGAACTTGATGAATTGAGTAAATCTACAGTTAAATCATATGTTTTAAAAAAGATGCATCAACCAACAACTACTAAGAAGGATGTTGACAATTTAGGAAAAGCTTATGCTCGACTGAAGGATTATAAACCAACATCAGAAGAAGTTGATCAGATCGATGAGAAACTAGACTATTCAGTAAGAACGACAGACACATTAGCTGGTCGAGCTAAAGGTGGAAGTGATAATGAATTCTATAGTTCTAAAGTAAAATTAGAAACTAAAAAACTAAAGTCTTTTTCTGCGATGAAAAAAGAAATGTTAGGTAAAGATGGTATGACTTCTGAGGAAAACGATGAGTAAGAAAACTTTCAAAGAAGCTTTTGGAAAAAATCCGTGGGATCCATGGTCAGCAAAAGCTGGCTTGGATGAAACTTCTGAGACACAATTGCAGAAGTACCTTTTATCTAGAGGTATTAATCCAAAATATGTCACGAAAGATATAAAAATTGCTCACTCAAAGTCTAATCAATTTAAGCAATGGGCATCAGTTCATCAAGAAGATGTTGATCTCGATGAGGACCATATTGCAATAGCTATGGGTAAAATGCTAGATGATGAAGGTAGCATGATCCTAAATCAACTTGATATACTGGAAGATTCTATTGCAAAATTAAGGACTGTAGTAAAAGATCCTAAAATGCAATTTCCTGCTTGGGTACAATCAAAAGTAACACTCGCTACAGATTACGTACAAACTGTTGCTGATTATATGGCAAGCAACAATGAAAAAGAAATGAAAGAAGCTGCTAATCCTGCACAACAAGCCGCTATTGCAATCAATATGAAAAAGAAAGGCATCAAGCCTAAGAACGAAATAGCTTCAAATGTAGAAAGTGAATTCCTTGAAGCAAAAGTAAAACCAATTAAAATTAACATCAAAACACCAACTCCTACGGCCGCTGAAAGATTATATCAAAAGCACCAAGCAATTAGAAAAGCATCTGGACTACCTGATCCGGCTGAATATAAGAAGAAACTCGATTCAATGAAATCGGAAGAAACTATAGCAGAAGGTGATCCTTGCTGGCAAGGTTATACGCAAGTAGGAACTAAAAACAAAGGTGGTCGTAAAGTACCAAATTGTGTTCCTGAAGCTAAAGATTATAAAGATGAATCCGTGTTGTATGACGACCCAAAAGGAACGTTAACGAGAGTGACAGAAAAGAAAAAACAAATGTCACGTTCTGCTAAAATTGTCAAAGATATCTACAAGAAAAAAGGTGTCATGAAAGAAGATATTTACGATTGGGAAAAATCAAATAAAGATGATTCTTCTTATGGAAAAAAACCTAAAATGTCTAAAGTTAATGACAAAGAAGAAAAAAGTGAAAAAGAATCTGACGCTGTTGCAACACTATCTGGTGGTACAACATTAACAAAACAACCTAGAGATACCATTGAGTTAGATCCTAAAATGAAAACCAAAGCAAATAGAGATGCTAATGAGCGAAATGATAACCACAGAAACTAATAAATAATCAACAAATAGGCCATTTAAGGAGAAAAAAATGCCAGCATGGGGAAATACAGATTTTGCGAATAATGAACCGTTATTCCCAGAACTAAGAGATGTTTTACCGGTAGCAATACTTACTACAAACAGTGCAGTTACTTCAGGAAACACCATCACCTTCACATCAAACGCAAGCTTCGGTTCAATTGCTGTTGGTATGTTTGTTTACGGTGTAGCTAACTCCTTCGTAGGCGATGTTGCAGTTTCGAGAATGGTCGCAGATCGATCTGCCGTTCAACAAAACGATGTTGCATTTTTCAGATCGAACAATACCATCACTTCGATTGATACTGCAAATTCAAGAATTAACATAGCAAATCCTGTATTTGCAAACCTTGCAAGCGGTTCTCTTGTTTATGTTGCTAATAATATTCCTAGCACAAATGTGCAGTATCCAAATCGCAGCCGCGATGTTATTTTAGTTACAGCATCTCGTCTAGCAAATGCATTGATTGCTGGAGCAAATAACGGAATTAACACTGGATGGAATAGATTTACTTTCAAAGTAAACAATGATGGAACAAAGCGTTACCTAAAAGAAACCTTAGTTGCATTAGGAAACACGGCAGCATTCAATGTTTCTTCTGGAAATACTAGTTCAAATAGCTACTTTAGTGGTCTATAATAATTAGAAATGCATGATGTTTGATAATTTGAATGATGACAATATTATACTATATGCTATTAAGTCATATGAATCACCCAATTGTATCATGTCAGAATTCGAAGGAGACCTCAAGAGAACAAAATATCTCAAGAGGCTCTTTCGAAGATACAAGATATTAAAAGAATTAAAAGAAAGATTAATAATAAATCATATAATATTGTTGTATAACGTATTTGGCGCAGAAGCTACAACAAGAATACTATTTTACCGTATTGATGAAAAAGATTATGACATATTAAAAACCTTCTTAATGTATCTTAATCTGATGCCAACAATAGTCAGAGGAATCAGAGGAAAAGATATAATAACTTCTGACATTCTTATAAATTTAGAAATAGCAGAAATACTAAGAAAGATATGAAATCTTTAAAACACTTTTTGCAGAATGAAGATTTGAGACAGTGGTTTAGTAAAACTAATCCCAAAGGTGATTGGAAAAGAATCAACTCTAAAGGTGAAGTTGTTGGTCCTTGTGCTAGAGAACCAGGTGAAGCGAAACCAAAATGTATGTCAAAACAACAGAGAGCAAGATTTTCTAAAAAACAGAAGGCAGCCGCTGTTATAGCAAAAAGAAGGCACGACCCTAATCCTGAAAGAAAAGGTGCACCAATTAATGTGTCGAGTATTGGAAAAGGAAAGTTGAGTGAAAATATGGAACATTTAGAAGAAAAAAATAAACCAACAAATCCAGAACTTTGGTCTAAAGCAGTGTCACTAGCCCGATCAAAATTTGATGTATATCCTTCTGCCTATGCAAATGGCTGGGCTTCTAAATGGTATAAATCCAAAGGTGGTGGTTGGAGATCAGTAAAAGAAGAAAATCAACCAATAAAATCATTTAAATCATTCATATCTGAAGAAACACAAGATAGAGCAGATGTAGTATCTATGAATATTCCTCTATTGATCCGTATGCTCGAATTGGCTAGAGAGGATATCAAATCTGATGTTCAACTTCACCACGTGATAGAGAGACTTATTAAAATTCGTAAAAAAGGTGTCCTTACGATGGACGATTATAAGTTCGTTAGTAGATTAAGAGAAGAATTTGAAATCTCTGATGATATGTTAACAGAAGATCATGTTAAAGAATTAGAACAAGGTTTACATGATTTGGATAAAACCGATTATGATACCATAGATCAACTGATGACGAAGATAGCAAAACAACATAACATAACTGGTAAAGAATTACACAACGATTTCAAAAAGAAACACGGCAAAACTCCTGATACATGGATAAAAAAAGAATTAGAAGAATCTGCTGCATGGAAAAGAAAAGAAGGAAAGAATCCTGAAGGTGGGCTAAATCGCAAAGGCATCATGTCATACCGCAGAGAAAATCCAGGATCAAAGTTATCTATGGCAGTTACTACAAAGCCTTCTAAGCTAAAGAAAGGCAGTAAAGCAGCAAATCGCAGAAAATCATTTTGTGCAAGAATGTCTGGTATGAAACGTAGACTGACTTCCGCTAAAACAGCAAATGATCCAAATAGCAGAATAAATAAATCGCTAAAAAAATGGAATTGCTAATGAAAAAATTTAAAGAGTTAAGAAAAGATTGTGCTTGCATGAAAGAAGATGGTGGTGTAGCTGTACCAGGACCTACAGTAACTACAGGTCCTCAAAGTGCTACTGACCCAGTAAGTGCAACAGCAATTAAGTTGCCAAAAAATAAAAACAAATACCCAACATTATCTAGAAAACCGCCTCAAATGTAAGAGAGTATAATATGTGGATTTTAAAATGGTTACCTGATTGGATTTTTTTTGCTACATTTTTATTAGGTATAGTAGGTTTAATTGCAACATATCTGGTTAAATTTTTAGCAAAGTTTATTCCTCCATTATACATATACAAAACACCTATTCAGTTAGTGTCAATAGTAATGATAGTCGTTGGTGTTTTTATGATAGGAGCAATTCATAATAATAATGAATGGGAAGCCAGAGTAGAAGAATTAAAAGCAAAAGTTAAAGTTGCAGAAGAAAAATCTCAACAAGTAAATAAAGAGATAGTCACAAAACTTGTAACAAAAAATAAAATTATAAAAGAAAAAGGTGATGAAGTAGTTAAGTATATTGACCGAGAAGTAGTAAAATACGATACGAAATTCTTACCTGGTAATGAATGTGAAATACCTAAAGAATTTATACAAGCAATAAATAAAGCAGCGGAGACATCAAAATGAGATTTGCTTTAATTGCTTTGTTGCTTGCTGGATGTTCAACAACAGTACCTGTCGTTATGAAATTTCCAGAAGCACCAGCGCCGTTATTGGAGAAATGCAAAGAATTGCAAATGACTTCTGAAGATGCTACTCTCAGCGAAATAGCAAAAAAGATAGGCATAAATTATACATCTTATCATGAATGTTCTGTGAAAAATGATGCATGGATTGATTGGTATCATATACAAAAAGACATTTATGAAAGCGTAAAATAATGGACCTGACAAAAGAACAATTAAAAAAATTACTTCCTAAGAATCCTTACGTTGACCAGTGGCACAAAGCATTAAGTCAACTTCTTCCCGAATATGAAATAAATACACCAAAGCGTGTTGCTGCTTTTATGGCACAGTGCGCTCATGAGTCTGGTGGGTTTATTTTCTTATCAGAGAATCTAAATTACAAAGCAGAAAGTCTAATGAAGATATTTGGAAAATACTTTCCGGATATGGCTACTGCTAAAGCATACGAAAAAAATCCACAAAAGATTGCAAACAAAGTCTATGCAAATCGCATGGGTAATGGAGACGAAGCATCTGGTGACGGATACAAATATCGTGGCCGTGGGTTAATTCAATTGACCGGCAAAACAAACTATACATGGTTTTCAGCATCATTACAAATTTCACCAGAAGAAGCAGCAGAATATATGGGTACCTTTGAAGGTGCTGCACAATCGGGATGCTGGTTCTGGGAAACAAATAAGTTAAATAATTTAGCTGATAATGGAGATATTGTAAAGATGACCAAAGTAATCAATGGTGGTACTATTGGTCTAGATGATAGAATTAAGCACTACGAACATGCTTTACATGTTTTTGGAGCATAAATTATGGGTGATAAAAAATTAGCTAAATTTATGTTTTTATTGTTACTCTTACCATTAGGATTAGCAACTTGCAGTGGTGATAGATTCCGTTATCCTTGTCAGGATCCAGATAATTGGAACAAAGATATTTGTAAAATGCCTTTATGTGATGTGACTAGAACATGCCCAGAGCATATTTTTAAAGGTCAGAGAGACCCAAGATTAGGACCAATAAATGAACAAACTAACACAAATATTTCACCTGCTAACCCTGCAAATGTTCAAGGAGCAAATTGTGGAAAATAATAATTTTATCTATACTGATGAGCAGTTAATGGCTCGTCTAAAATTCTTTATCGGTATATGCCTTTCGTTAACATTGACTGGTATTGTTTTTGTTGTGTTATATTCTCTTATTTTTGTAACACAACCTTTAAATGCTATCAGTCCTATCGATCAAAAATTCTTTGAACTGATTGTTCCTATTGCTACATTCTTGACTGGCACATTATCAGGCATTATGTTAGCAGGAACAACTAAAGAAGATAAAGAGGCAATGCTTCAGGCACAAAAGATGGCTAACGATAACTTTGAAGCGACAAAAAAAGTTATGCATGATGTACCACCACCTGCACCTGTTATAGTACAGCAAACATCTGTTGCACCAGTTACAGCACAAGTTGTTACTGGATTTGGAGGTAAAGAAGCACCAGCACAACCACCTCATCCAGAAATTTAAATGAACTGGATGAATAGTATGCTATCTGATGGAACTAATTCATCAGTCTCAAGTAAAAGAGTGGTAACCTTATTAGCGTTCTTATTATGTGCATGTGGATTTGTTGCTGATGTATATGGATATAAAGTTAATGAAAAATTATTCGATTCAATGATGTATATTGTAGTTGCAGGATTAGGATTTACTGCGTCTGAAAAATTTTCTAAAAAGGAAGAAAAATGAAAAAAGAATTTATGTTAGCGTCTATGATTTTATTTTTACTTTTTGCACCTCTAACTAAAGCAGCATTTGCAGCCGAAGAAAAGAAAGTATGCGTAAAGGAATTTGATAATAAAACCAAAAAAGAAAAAGAAGTTTGTAAAACCATCAAAGTTCATAAGAAACTAGAAGGTACTGCAATTCCACCTAAAAAGTAAAGAAAATAAAATGTCCGACGATAAAGATATAGTAAGTATACAGGTTGACGTAGGAGTTCTAAAACAACAAGTAAGTACCCTATGTATTCTTTGCGACAAAATGGACAAAATAATGGAGAAGCTGGTGGACCAGCACGATAGGCACATCGCAAAAATTTACACGGATATTGATAGCAGAAGGTTAGAAACTGAAGCTGATATCCGTGAAATACACAACAGAATAGATACTGTGCTTGATAAGCTACAGGCATCCGAACTCAGGCTTATGGAAGAACTAAAGGCTTTGCGTAAGGATATGCAAGAGCATAATGCGGGAGAAAAACAGTCACTAGAGAAGTTACTTGAATGGAAATGGATGATAATTGGTGGCGTAATAGCCATTTCTTGGGTAGCGTCACATGTTAATTTAGAAACACTTGCCAGTCTAATCGGTAAATAACTTTTTATTGCTTTACATTCTATCAATATTGTGATAGAATTACATTATGAGTATCTATATTGATCGAAAATTCCTGCACCTAGTTTCACCAAAGTTGGAACGCTTTGCTCAAAAAAAGCAAGACCTATACAACTTTAGGTGTCCTATTTGTGGCGATTCGCAAAAGAATAAATCAAAAGCAAGAGGATTTGTTTATAAGAAGAATAACGACTATTTCTATACATGCCACAATTGTGGTATAGGCCATACTTTTTATAACTTCCTAAAACTTGTCGATCCATCATTATTGAAAGAATATACTTATGAGCGTTTTACCAATGGTGAGACCGGGAATCATAATTATCCGAAACCAAACTTTGAAGGGTTCAAGAGTCAACCAACGTTCAATGAGAAGAAGGCACAAAAGAAGATCAACTTGGATACAATTGAAACCTTACCAGATTCGCATTTTGCAAAAACATATGTTCAAGCAAGGAAAATTCCGAATAGATTTTATGAAGAATTATACTTTGCTCCTGATTTCAAAAAACTGGTACAATCTCTCGGCGTTGAAAGTGAGAATCTTAAAGAGGAAGATGCTAGGCTTGTCATCCCATTCTATAACGAAAGTAATGAACTCATTGCCATTCAGGGTCGGGCTCTCGCTGAATCAAAGATCCGTTATATCACGATCTCCTTGGTTGAAACACCAAAGTTTTATGGATTAAATAGAGTTGATAAAAATAAAAAAGTTTATGTAGTTGAAGGTCCAATCGATTCGTTGTTTTTACCAAATGCAATTGCAACTGCCGATTCTGATCTTACAAGAGCGGCGAAGTTAGAACTAACTGATTTTGTTTTAGTGTATGATAATGAACCAAGAAACAAAGATATTGTAAAGCAAATTGGTAAAGCGATCACTTCTGGATATAATGTAACATTACTGCCGGAAAATATCAAGCAAAAAGATATAAATGAGATGATTTTAGCAGGAATTTCACCTGATGAAATATTGGATCTTATAGATAAATTTACTTTCAGTAATTTGAGGGCTAATCTTGAGTTTTCTAATTGGAAAAAAGTTTAATATGGAGATTATATAATGAATGTAAAACTAGTGTCTCATTCTCAAGGAACTGATGGAAGAAACCTTTTGGAACAAGTAGCCTTTATTGCTAGAGTTTCTAATCCAGCAAATCAAGATAATAATGAAACAGCGGAAAAACTGGTTCGTTATCTAGTCAAACATCAACATTGGTCGCCGCTAGAAATGGTCAATGTATGTTTAGAAATTAATACAACAAGAGATATAGCAAGACAAATATTACGTCATAGGTCTTTTTCTTTTCAAGAATTTAGCCAACGATATGCGGTAGTGGAAAATGCATTTGAATATCGTGAAGCTAGACTACAGGACACAAATAATAGACAGAATAGTATAGAGAATAAAGATAGGGAACTTGATCGATTCTGGCAAGAACAACAACAGTTTATTATTAAATGTACACGTAAGGCCTACGATTGGGCTATTGCAAACGGTATTGCTAAAGAACAAGCGAGAGTAGTATTACCTGAGGGTATGACCCCTTCTCGCCTGTATATGAACGGAAATTTACGTTCTTGGGTACACTATATACAACTCAGGAGTGCAAATGGTACACAGAAGGAACACCAAGAAATAGCTTTGGCATGTGCGGAAACAATCAAGCCTGTATTTCCTATGATAGACGAATTTGTATGGACATTATAATAACAATAAGGTAGATATGGAATATTTAGGAATTAAGATAGACTTAGAAAGAGATAAATTATTTGATGAACTTGGAATCAAGCGACTTAAAGAATCATACATGCGAGATGATGAAACAAGCCCACAGCAAAGGTTTGCTTTTGTCTCATCAGCTTTTGGAAGTAATATTGAGCATTCACAGCGTCTTTACGACTATAGCTCTAAGCATTGGCTTTCTTATTCTACCCCTATATTATCTTTCGGTCGTAGTAAGAGAGGTATGCCCATTAGCTGCTTCCTCAATTATATCGAAGATACTGCGGAGGGACTAGTTGATAATCTTAGTGAAACTAATTGGCTTAGTATGCTTGGTGGCGGTGTTGGGATTGGTTTTGGTATTCGTTCGGCGGATGACAAATCTACTGGCGTTATGCCTCACCTCAAGATTTACGATTCGTCTAGTTTGGCATATCGTCAAGGTCGCACTCGTCGTGGTTCTTATGCTGCCTATCTTGATATTAGTCATCCTGATGTTATTTCCTTCCTTGAGATGAGAAAGCCAACAGGTGACCCAAATGTGCGTTGCCTAAATCTTCATCATGGAATTAATATTACCGATGATTTCATGTCGATTATCGAAAACTGTATGTTAGATCCAAGCGCAAGTGATGAGTGGGAACTTAAAGATCCACATACAGGTGAAGTGAGAGAAGTAGTGTCTGCAAGAATGTTATGGCAAATGATTCTTGAACTAAGAATGCATACTGGTGAACCATATATTCATTTTATTGATACAAGTAATAAACACCTACCTAACTTCTTAAAAGAAAAAGGTTTAAAGATTCACCAATCAAATCTCTGTAGTGAAATTGTATTACCAACAAATGAAGAACGAACTGCTGTATGTTGTTTATCATCGTTAAATTTGGAGACTTATGATGAATGGAAAAATGATAAATTATTCCTCAAAGACGTTGCTGAGATGCTTGATAATGTGTTACAGTATTTTATTGATAACGCTCCTGACTCAATCAGCCGTGCAAAGTATTCTGCATCCCGTGAACGTAGTATTGGGATTGGTGCTCTCGGTTTTCACGCTTACCTACAACGCAATGGTATTGCTTTTGAAGGAGTCATGGCTAAAGTTACCAACAACAGAATCTTTAAACACATTAGAGAGGCATTGAATGAAGCAAATTTGGAACTCGGTAAAGAACGTGGTGAAGCACCGGATGCTGTGGGACATGGCTGCCGTTTCAGTCACCTTATGGCTATTGCACCAAACGCATCATCCAGTATTATTATGGGTAACACTTCTCCTAGCGTTGAGCCTTATCGTGCTAATGCTTATAGACAAGATACGCTCTCGGGATCACACCTCAACAAAAACAAATGGTTAGATAAACTGATTGAAAGTAAATTAGCTGATGAATCTGGTGCGATTGCCACAGAAGATTATAATAATATTTGGTCAAGTATTATCGCTAACGATGGTTCTGTACAACACCTAGATATTTTAGATGAAAATGAAAAGGCAATATTCAAAACCTCAATGGAAATTGATCAACGATGGGTTATTGATTTGGCTGCGGATAGACAACAACACATCGACCAAGCACAATCATTAAATTTATTCTTTAGACCAGACGCACATATTAAATATATTCATGCTATTCATTTTATGGCTTGGAAGAAAGGTCTTAAATCATTATATTATTGCAGAAGTGAAAAAATTGGTAAAGCAGATAAAGTATCTAAACGTATTGAAAGACAAGTAATTAAAGAACTTGATATGACACAAATTGCACAAGGTAACGATTGTATAGCATGTGAAGGGTGATATGAAAACGATTGCAATGTTTATGCACCAACCTTATTGCTCCGTGCAATCTGGAAATGGTATACTCAATGCTCTAACTCCAAATTATAGATTTAAAATTTTTACAAAACATGAACTCGAAGAAGATTTTTTTGATGACGTTGACATGGTATGCATCCCAGGTGGTTTTGGTGATGCTAGTAAGTTTGCTATGTGTTTTGCCAATAATGGCGATAGAATACGTAGATTTGTACAAGACGGTGGTAAGTATCTTGGAATCTGTATGGGCGGTTATTGGGCCTCTGACGATTATCTTGGGATTCTATCTGATGATGTTACAACCACACAATATATCACAAGACCAGAAACAGATACAAAACGACCACATGCCAAACATTTGGAAGTTGAGTGGAACGGTCAACGGGAAAGAATGTACTTTTATGATGGATTTGCAGTTGCAGGAAGTGAAGAACACTTTGAAACAGTAGCAAGATATGCAAATGGTGACCCAATGGCTATCATACAAAATAATATAGGATTAATTGCCTGTCATTTAGAAAGTGAGCCTCATTGGTTCAAATCATATAGTTGGATGAAAGGTAAATACCATGATGGAAGGCATCATAGATTATTACTTGAATTTGTTGATAAATTGATGGAGAAATGATATGATAACAGAAATACCTTATATGTTAGTTTGGGGTTTCTTCTCTGCAATGGGATGGATGGGTGCTAATTGGACAGTAGAAAAAATCTATCCCGAAAAAGAAAAAGAAAAACCTGCAATAGTTCAACCAGAAAAAATAGAAAAGAAAGAATAAATGGCACACTTAGTTGCAAACCTACCACCTATTCACTGTTACATCCGTAAAGAATTTCTTTATGACTTTCAGAAAGGTCATGGAGAATATGAACCGTGTATATGGATGTCAATTAAAAGTATTCGTGGACAAGCATTTAGAATAGAATCCTACTTACCAAATTACGGCGCTGCTTATGACAAACTACCTCTTCATGCGTTTGTGTCACGCAAAACGAATCTTGAACCTGAGAAGTTTCTACCTTTAGATACGTTACAGATTTGGGATTGTTTTAGTTATGATTTTTCTATAATTCAAAAATCATTCTTGAGAAATTTAACTGCCAAGTTTTATGCAAAGAACAAACAATTTTATCAAGGTAATTATTTGTTTACAGTAGACCACTCTGCTCCCGATTTAAATATTATAGACACAAGCTATGCTGAATGGCCAGAAGATCACAAAAGTTTTAATTTTATAGAACTAGATAATGGTCAGTATGCAGCACAACCAAATAATCGTTGTTTATTTTTAGATGCAGCTAGTAATCCAAAAGAATTGAAGTTTCCTGATTTTAAAGTCTGCACTAAAAAATATGTAGTTGAACAAAATCCAAAATGGGCATTAGGTGATACCACCACAGTAATGTATGAAGATCAATAACAAACAATAACAACTATAAGAGCAAATAGAATGATAAAAAAAATACCGCAACAGAAGTTAAATGAAGGAAGAGAATATTTTAAACCATTCAACTATCCATGGGCATATGATTCGTGGCTAAAACATGAACAATCACATTGGCTTCATACCGAAGTTCCGATGCTTGAAGATGTAAAAGATTGGAAGAAAAAACTTACCGATTCAGAAAAGAATTTTTTAACGCACATCTTTCGTTTCTTCACACAAGGAGATATTGATGTTGCTGGTGGATATGTAAAAAATTATTTACCATATTTTCCTCAACCAGAAATTAGAATGATGTTGATGGGTTTTGCTGCAAGAGAGGCATTGCACGTTGCTGCATATTCACACTTAATCGAAACATTAGGTTTGCCTGAAAATACATACAATGAATTTTTAGAATATTCAGAAATGAAAGATAAACATGATTATATTCTTGATATTAGTACACAGAGTGGTGATAGGGCTACTACTGCTACTCACATTGCAGTATTCTCTGCTTTTACCGAAGGAATGCAACTATTCAGTTCCTTTATCATGTTACTTAACTTCCCACGCCATGGCAAAATGAAAGGTATGGGACAAATTATTACTTGGTCTATTGTAGATGAAACTCAACATGCAGAATCTATGATTAAATTGTTCAGAACATATATAGAAGAAAATAAAGAAATTTGGAATGATGAATTGAAATCAAAAATCTACAGTATTGCAGAAAAAATGGTAGAACTTGAAGATAAATTTATTGACCTTGCATTTAGCATGGGAGAAATGGAAGGACTTGATTCTGCTGATGTTAAGCAGTATATTCGCTATATTGCTGACCGTAGGCTCATTAGCCTTGGTCTTAAAGGCATTAATAAAGTAAAACGTAATCCACTACCATGGGTTGAAGAAATGATTAACGCACCAACACATACAAACTTCTTTGAGAATCGGGCAACTGATTATGCAAAAGGTGCTTTGAGTGGAGATTGGTCAGATGTTTGGGCACACTAAAGGAAAAAAATGAACGATAAAACAATAACAGCAGAATGTTCTAGCTGCGAATCTAGTTACCAAGTTTCATACATAGACGAATTTGTTTCACAAGAATATCCAGAAAATTGTCCGTTCTGCGGAGACCCCATCGAAGAAATTACAGAAGAATATATAGATGATGAGGACTCTGAAGATGATGACGAATGGGATTAAACTGGACACATAATAATATAGATTTTACGGAAGACTTGATTGGTGATAATTACGGATTCGTTTACCAAATTACCAATCTGACGAATGGAAAAAAATACATAGGCAAGAAATTTTTTTATTCTGCCAAAACCAAACAAGTCAACGGTAAAAAGAAAAAGATAAAAGTTCCAAGCAATTGGCAAACTTACTATGGATCTAACACAGAATTAGTAAATGATGTTATACTACACGGAGAAGATAATTTCTTTCGTGAGATATTGCATCTTTGCAAATCGAAAGGTGAATGTGGTTATCTAGAAGCTAAAGAGCAATTTGTTCGTGGAGTAATAGAAGGTAACGACTATTACAACACATGGATAATGGTAAGAGTTAGAAAATCACATATTAAGGATTATAATGCTAGAATCTCTCAGAGAAGCAAAGAATGAAAATTTTGATGCTTTCTTTTTTATGCCTGGGCCCGAAGAAGATTTAGTAAAAGTTGAAGGTGCAACATACAAAGACCCAGGAGAATCCGTAGAGGGTAGTTCGATGGGTAATATGTATCACATTATGCTATTTAAACAAGATGAAGATGGTGCTCCAATAGAACCTGATTTATTTGAAGCTATTCTAGTAGAACCTCTGGAATATATTTCTAGATTGATAACATGTGATTTTTATGGATTAATTGCTAAAAAAACAACAACATCGAACGAATTTATTCAAAAATCATTTGACAAATTGAAAGATATCGAGTAAACTAGAGTTTCTTAACTTTGAGATATTATCATGATACTAATTGACCTAAACCAAGTTCTACTGTCTGGCATTATGGCACAACTTGCGTCACAAAAAAATGTTAAGCTGGAAGAAGGATTAGTTCGCCACATGGTGCTGAATGTTATTCGTACCAATACTAATAAATTTAAAGAATATGGTGAAGTAGTTCTGTGTTGTGATAACCGCAACTACTGGCGCAAATCAATATTTCCTTTCTATAAAGCCGGTCGTAAAAAAGCCCGTGAAAAATCTGATTTTGATTGGCATTTAATTTTTGATATTCTTGCCAAACTTAAAACAGAACTCAAAGAAAATTTTCCATACAAAGTAATTGACGTTGAAGGTGCAGAAGCCGATGATATTATTGGTACACTTGTACCTAGGCACATTATGCACGAAGATATTTTGATTCTTTCAAGCGATGGCGATTTTCTACAACTCCAAGCATACAATAGCAGAAGCAAATTTAACGTGAAGCAGTATAATCCTGCTTTGAAGAAATTTGTTGTATCTCAAAATCCTGTACAAGACTTAAAAGAGAAGATTATTAAAGGCGATAAAGGTGATGGTATTCCTAACATACTTTCTTCGTCAGATTGTTTCGTTTTAGAGAAGCGTCAGACTCCTATCACAAAAGGAAAACTAGATAAGTTTCTTGCTGAACATTATAGCAACTATGAATCTATTGCAAATACCGGATTTACACGGAATCAACTACTGATCGACTTATCTCTTATACCAGGAGATATAAAGGAAAAAATCATAAATACTTATGATGAAACTAAACCAGCTCCAAGAAGTAAACTATTAAATTACTTTATTGAGTATCGACTGAAAAATCTGATGGATGTTATTGAGGAATTTTAATGAAAAATATTTATGAAGTATTTGATGAGTTTGAAGAAGCAAAATCGAAAGCAGATAAAAAACAAGTAATTGAAAAAAACCTATCTTCAACTCTTGTTAAAGTGTTAGAGTATGCATTTCATCCAAATTATAACTGGATAGTAAATGAAATTCCAGATAATTATAGATTACCAGATACTCTTCCTGGTGTTTCTTATGCTCATTTAGGAACAGAACTAAGAAGAATATATTTGTTTCAAGAAGGACATCCTAGTTCTAACAATTTGACAGAACAGAGAAAAAACGAATTACTTATTCAGCTATTAGAATCTCTAGAACCAAGAGAAGCAGAAGTTATTATAGGTATAATGAGAAAAGATTTAGGTGTCAGAGGATTAACATATAGTTTTGTTAAGGAGTGTTTTCCAAACATGCTACCATGAAGTTAAAAAGAGAAAAAATAATAGTAACTATTGGCGCATTCGATCCCATAGAATTACCAGATATAAACTTTCTGAAACAATTAAAAACAAAAGGTGATTGGTTAATTGTTGGTGTACACTCCGACATTTATTTAAGTAAATATGAAAAAGGTTTTATTCAAAATTACAATTCCCGAAGCACGATTGTCAGAGAGTTAAAATGTGTAGATGAAGTATTTGTATACAATGATTCTGATGGTACGGCTTGTCAACTTCTCAAAATAATTCAAATGTGTTATCCATACTCAGATATATTTTTTGTCTCCAAAACTGGAGATAAAGAAACCTCGCCTGAAGGTAAAATGAAAGGCATTAAATTTCTTTCAATGAAATAATGGAGTCAATAAAATCAAATGAGCAAATTTGCAGGAAAATTCCGTAAAAACGAGGATTATAGTGATGATTATGAGTTCTATAATCAAAATAAAAAAATAAAAAGAAAAATGAAAGAACACGGTGAGATTAAGAAAAAAATCAAACAACGAGAATTAGAAAATCTTCAAGACGAAGAAGAATTTTACCAGAGTTATCGATAGGATAACATTGTTGTACTAAAACAACAATGCTTGACAAATTATTGTTTCCTTGATATACTAGTATTTCTTTAGTTGGAGATTACATTATGATGATTTATGGCCATATCAAGAAATCAAAACCAAAACGATTAACAAAAGTAGAACAAGCAGAATATGATGCCTGGCTCAAATCAGTCGGTGCTATGTCTCTTGCTAAAAAATCTACTAAGAAGGTTTTTACTACTACTAATAAGTTACCTAAACTTGTTATTCCTGCTGATCGTAATCCTAAACAATTTAAATCAGTTGACACTGGTATAGGAATTGCTAATTGGAATAAAAAAGATAAAGTCACACAATATACCGGCGACAAAATGATTGGTGTGGGTACGCTGCATAAATCTAATGCTGTTCCTATTTTTAATAATACTGAAGCAGAAGATATAGCTAAGATGAGACGATAAAATGAAGATAATTGTTAAAATACCTAAACCTGTGTGCCGGACACCTATCCCAGCACCACAAAAACACAAAATTGATGTACGTTATTGCCGTAAAGTGAAGCATAAGGAGAAAGTTAATGTACACGCCTACGGATAATTGTACACTATTCAATGAAAATTGCCTGGAGACTCTTAAAAAAGGTCTCCAGTATCATTATGTCATAACATCACCACCCGATTTTGATGAAATTGGGGAAAATCCCGATGATTCCAAAGAAAAATGGGAAAAATTGATGCATGACACCTTCTCGATGCTCAATCCAATCAATAATGTAGTGACAATTATCCTTCGAGACAGAAAATCTGGTGGAACCGTCATTAAAAAACATAATTTTATCATCAACATGATGGAAGAATTGGGTTGGGTTCATAAAAGTCAGAAAATATGGGTACGCTCAAAACTAGCTAATCTGTATCGTTTCAACTACTCCTTCATTTTAACCTTTAAAAGACCCGGAAAACAGTTCTCTCGGGCTGGTTTTAGTGATATCTCTATTCCGGACGTAATAGAAACAGAAGTTAAGCCATATAAGGCATATGTTGATAATTTTCCGCCTGGACTTCTTAGCGCATTTATTGATGTTTATACAAATCCAGGAGAAATGATATTTGATCCGTTCATGGGATCAGGTAGTACCGCAGAAGCCTGTATCTATGCAAATAGAAATTGGTCTGGTTCTGAAATTGTTAGCAATGTCTATGATCTTGCAGTAAATCGATTATCTACCATTTACGATGAAAGGAACAATTTATATGTTGGACTTAACTTTGGATAAACTTAAAGATTTCACAGATGAAGAAGTCTGCTTGATTGAAGAAATGGGTGAAATGCTTGAAGAAATGTCAGCGGATGAAATTAAAGATTTTGTCGATATGGTTGAACTCATGGGAAAGAAAAAGAAAGAGAATAATTTTTTATTTGTAGATCGAAGTGAATTTTACCACTAAAAGGAGCAGTAATGGAATCGCAAGAAAATTATAATGCAGAAGTAATTAAAAATGATGATCCTTGGGAACAATTAGATAATATCGTAAAAGGATGGGTAATTAAAACAAGATGGCAAAAAGATTTAGATTATTATGAAGAACTCCGTAGCCAATATTCTTATTCTTAATTATGAAAAAATATACAAACTTCACTACCACAATTGAAGATGCCGAAGATGGTTCTGGTGATGGTATTATAACTTTTCCACCAGAACTCCTTGACGAACTTGGTTGGGAAGAAGGTACCGAACTAAACTTGGATCTTAGAGTAGATCCAGCTGGAAATGTCATTGTGATAACACCTGTTGTATAAATGCAACAATCAGGTTTTCTGTTGACAAATTGTTGGATCCATGAGATAATGTATCATCATTACTAGAGAGACATTAAAATGCAAATCACACAAGAATCCAAATCGCAGCTTGCTAAACTCATGGCAACAGAAAACTTGACTGTGGAATATAAAAAAGTTCCTACCGCATACTTTAATCTTAAAGAAAGAAAACTGGTAGTTCCTATTCTCAAAGAAGGTCTTACTCCTGAATTATACGACCTGTTCGTTGGTCATGAAATTAGTCATGCATTGAATACACCAGAACACGGTTGGCATGATTCTGTTATTGATTTGAAGATTCCTAAAGCTATTCTTAATGTTGTTGAAGATGCTAGAATCGAAAAACTAATCAAACGAAAATATCCTGGTCTCCGTGCTCCATTCTCAAAAGCCTACAGAGAACTTCTTTCCCGTGATTTTTTTGCCACTAACGGTGTTGACTTGAATGGAATGAATATTCTAGATCGACTGAATTTACATTTCAAAATTGGTGCATCTCTAGGTATTAAATTCGATAATGAAGAACTTTTTCTTGTCGAAGAAATGGAAAAGTTAGAAACTTTTGATGATGTTATTGAAGTGTCTAAAAAAATCATGGCACTTTATCGTCAAGAAAAAGAAAAACGCAAACAGAAGAATGGAGATGAACCTGCCGAACCAACGGATGAGTGGAGTGATGATACTGATTATTCTTCCGAAGATTTTGATGACGGCGATGAAGTTGATGAAGAAAACGATTCATTATCTGATACACCAGAATCTCCTGATGACCAATCAGAAGATGAAGATTCTGCTGACGGAAAAAATTCTGATGGTGATGAATTCAATAATACAGACGATGAAATTGAATCTTACACTGATGATGCATTTAGAAAACGTGAAAAAGAACTTGTAAGTGCTGATCCTACGGATTACGAATATGGTGACATTCCAGAAGATATTGATCTTAATCGTGTTATTGTTCCATATAAGCATATTATCAGCCGATATAAAAACGAACAATACTTCAACACTATAACTACAAATGAAGAATTCAACGTATTTAAGAAAAAATCTTCAAAGGTAGTTTCTTACCTAGTAAAAGAATTTGAACTGCGTAAAAATGCAGATCAAATGAAACGTGCTAGTATTGCAAAGACTGGCGATTTGAATATGAGTAAAATTTATTCATACAAATTTAATGATGATATTTTTAAACGACTGACTATTGTTCCTGGCGGTAAATCACATGGACTTGTTATGTTCCTTGATTGGTCTGGATCAATGGTTCCTCATTTGAATGCAACAATTAAACAGCTATTGAATCTTGTATTGTTCTGCAAAAAAGTAAATATTCCTTTTGAGGTATATGCTTTCAGCAATCGCTTCTATTATCAAGGCGATCATCCAGAACGAGGCAAAGAAACTGTAACATACAAACAAAATGAAATTGTTATGAAACGTTTCCATTTGATGAATCTTCTTTCAAATAAGATGACAGCAAATGAACTTTCCTTTATGGGTTCTATGTTATTGCACGGCTCTCAACATATTACTCATAGTAGAATGCGTGGTTTTCCAGACTGGATGAATATGCAGTACACTCCGCTTAACGAAACAATATTTTCTGCAATGAAGATTGTTCCTAAGTTTCAAAAAGAGAATAAACTACAAGTTGTGAATACTGTTTTTCTTACTGATGGCGAAGGTCATTTGTTATGTTCAAGACAAGATGAGGATGATTACAGCTTTTCTACTACTGCTAAACGAGTTGCAATTATACGTCACAAGTCAAGCGGCATTAGTGAAAAAGTAAAAGAACCGGGCAATGAATCATATACCGCTGCTGCTTTAAGCATTTTAAAACAAGTTACTAATACGAATGTTATTGGTTTCTATCTTGTGAATAGCCGTGAATTTAAACAAGAAAGTCGCCGACTGTTTCCTAAGACTGCAAACCTCGATGACATTCGTGATAAATTCATGAAAGAGAAAAGCGTAACATGTACTTCATCTGGTTATGATGAGTATTATATTATTCGTGCCGAAACTGATGTTGACGATGATGGTGACTTTCAAGTAAAATCAAATACGACCCGTAGTCTTGTTACAGCGTTTACTAAGTATAACACAAACAAAGTTATTAACCGTGTTGTACTTAACAAGTTTATTGGAATGATTACATGAAAAAAGCATTAATAACTGGAGGTGCTGGCTATATCGGTCACCATCTCCAGAAAGAATTGAAAAAAAATGGCTACTATGTAATTGTGATGGATCGAAAACATCCATCACTACTCATGTCAACAAAGTATTATGATGAATATATTCATACTGATATAAGAAACTACGATTATATTCTTAATGAGATAGAGCATAGTAAGATGTTCGATGACAATGAATTTAGTTTTGATATTGTCTTTCATCTTGCTGGTTCTATAGAAGTAGGTGAAAGCGAAGAAATGCCTACTTACTATTATGAGAACAATGTCTTTGGTACAATTAATATTCTAAGATTGATGAAGGATTACAAATGTAAAAATATTGTATTCTCATCTTCTTGTGCAGCAGAAGATCCACAATCTGTTTATGGCCAAACAAAACGAATGTGTGAAATCATTTTGGGAGATGCAAAGAAAGAAGGAGTTAATAGTGCTATTCTTAGGTATTTCAATGTTGCTGGTGCTGATCCTGATGGTGAGTTTGGCGAAAATCATGATCCAGAAACTCATCTCATTCCGCGTATTCTTACTAGGAGTGATTTTACTGTCTATGGTAATGATTTTCCTACTCCTGATGGTACCTGTATAAGAGACTATATACATGTATCTGACTTAGCAGATGCTCATGTAAAAGCAGCAGAATTTCTAAATGAAAATAAAACTTCTAGCATTTTTAATCTCGGTTCTGGTACAGGTTATTCTGTGCTGGATGTTATTAAAATGGTAGCCATTACAACAAGCAATGGTCTTGCTGTCAAATATAGTGATCGTAGACCTGGTGATCCTGCTAAGTTGATATGCGAAGATGTTGAACGATCAGAAAAAATACTAAGATTTAGGCCTAGATATAGACTAGAAGATATAATACGAACAGCCCATCAGTGGGAAGTGATACAGAGGAGAACACCAAATGATTCTATCGGAATATCAGATTGACAATAGGAAAGCAACAGTATCTAGATTCTCAGATACCTATATGATAGATTTTTATGTTGATGGTAAACATATACAGAGACTCAAAAAAATAAGAATTAATGAGGCAGAAGAATTAGCAGAAAATTTTGTACACGAAGGTTCTTCTCCACTATTTTTAACTGAGGATAATTAAATGTTACACGAATATCTAAATTCACACCCAATAAAAAAACTTCAATTAGGATGTGGTCCAAACAGGCTAGATGGTTGGTTAAATAGCGATGTCCCGCCGCATCAGGCATATGTTCTTGATGTGAGTCAACCATTTCCAATTGCAGACAATACATTCGATTATATCTATAGCGAACATATGATAGAACATATACCATATGAAGCTGGTCAAAATATGATAAGAGAATCCTATCGAGTTTTAAAACCTGGCGGTAAAATAAGAATTACAACTCCAAGTATTGACTTTTTGTTTGATCTCTGTAATAATCCAGATGATGAACTTAATAAAAGATATCTAGAATGGGCATATAAAGAACCTGGCTTGATGCCTCCTGTTCCGTTTTTTGATCCTGCGTTTGTTTTCAATAATTTTGTAAGGGCTTGGGGACACATTTTCATTTATAATAAAAGCTCTTTGAGTAAGAGTTTACTGAATGCAAATTTCCACAGCGTAACAGAACACAAAATATGCGAAAGTGATGATCCTGAATTGAGAGATTTAGAGAATTACATTAGAATGGGTAAAGATTTTCTACAACTAGAATCTATGACATTGGAAGCTATAAAATAATTAGATGAAGAATAGAAAGATATTTGTTAATGGTACATTTGACATTCTTCACCGAGGTCATATTGAAATGCTTGAGTTTGCAAAATCACAAGGTGATTTTTTAACCGTTGCTATTGATACTGATGAACGAGTTAAAAAATTAAAAGGTCCTACAAGACCAATCAACTCAGCAAATGATAGACTATTCATGTTAATGAGTTTGCGCTGTGTAAATGCAGCAGTTACATTTAATAATGATGAACAATTAATTAAATTTATCTCTGAACATGATGCAATGGTAAAAGGTTCAGATTATATAGGTAAAGATATTGTTGGTCAACAAGTATGTAAAGAAATTATATTCTATCCTTTAGTGAGAGGTTATTCTACAAGTGAAACCATTAAGCGTATTATTACTCGGTGATGTGTGTGAAGATATTTACCATTATGGTAATGTGAATCGCATAAGTCCAGAAGCACCAGTTCCTATTCTTGAGTTAATCAAAACAGAAAAATTAGACGGCATGGCTGAGAATGTTCATAAGAACTTATCCATGTTAGGTGCTGATACTACCATAGTCATGGGAAATAAAAAATCTATCAAAACTAGATTCATTGAAGAAAAATCAGGAAATCAATTACTACGAGTTGATGAAGATAAAATTTCTGATCCAATAAATCTAGCAGACATTCCAGAGAACAAATATGATTGTATTGTTATATCAGACTATGGTAAAGGTTCATTGACATATAAGAACATGAAAGATATCATAAAGAAGTATAACCAACTTCCTATCTTTATTGATACCAAAAAAGCTGATATTGAAGAATTTGATCAAATTTGGCCACAGACAAACGTCTATATTAAAATCAATTTACCAGAAAGTAAAAAGCTAACATCATGGCATAAAAATCTTATTGTTACTGATGGTAAGAACGGAGCAACATACAAAGGAAAAAAATATCCTGTGTCAGAAGTAAATGTTTCTGATCCTTGCGGTGCTGGTGACACCTTTCTAGCATCTCTTGCGGTATACTACTATGAATTTAATAATATTGAAGTAGCAATCAAATATGCAAATATTGCAGCAGGAATAACAGTACAACATCTTGGTGTATATGCACCATCAAGAGAGGAAATATATGAAGCTATCGGGTAAAGTCGAAAAAGGTTGGGGTCACGAAGAAATTTGGTGCACCAACGATTTATATTGCGGTAAGATGATGCACTTCAATGAAGGCGCCAAATTTAGTATGCATTTTCATGCAGAAAAAGATGAAACTTGGTATGTTCTAACTGGTGAATTTCAAGTGAACTGGGTAGACACCAAAGATGCATCTATGAAAAGTAGCAGATTAATGCCAGGAATGACTTGGCATAACCCACCTTTACTACCACATCAATTAATATGCTTTAAAGAAGGCACTATTATCGAAGTATCAACACCAGATTCTGTGGAAGATAATTATAGAATACTACCAGGTGATTCACAAAAGGCTTGACAAATAGCTTCATCTTTGATATACTTATATCATGACTGAGAAAACACCATTACAATCTTTTATTGAAAAAACTAGCATGGTAGAGAACAAATATATTTACGTGATTGCCGGAAATAATGCTGAGTTTGTAGAATTGATAAAAAGTAAGCCGATAGAAACCCGTTCACAGTACAGGTATGTTTTTGATATTAATACTATTCGTGATTTATGTTCAATCACTGGTGTTTTCTATGGTACTTGGAGAAATAGACCAGACCTTGCTGAGATTCAAAATCAAATTTTTATCATCAAAAAGTTTAAAGGACGCTCTTATGAGATGGAAAATCAACAATCCTAGCCCTAAAGAAGGTAATATCCGGCGCAGAAATAAGTTTGCTTTCTTTCCTACTATAGTTGGAGAGTATAAGGTATGGCTAGAGAAGTATCAAGTAACAGAAGAATGCACAAAGTATATCGATGCGTTATATGGAAGGTATATGTACACATGGACAGAAGTACATCGAAGAATTTTAGAACACAATGATTCTGTTTTTCATCATCCTGTTTAATGACACAGTAATATTTTAATTTTTTATGGAGAAAAAGATGGATAATTTAGATAAAGACACTTTGGTAATTGCATCAGGATTTCTTTTATTTTTTGCTATGTTGTTTGCTATGAATACTTATGAAGCAACAATGAAACATGAGTGCCGAATAGCCGCTTTTGCAAAAGGTATGTCAGCTAGTGATATTCAAGCAGTGTGCCAATGAAAATTACCTACGAATGGAAAGAACGAACAAACTGCTGGTACTACTTTAACTCTGCTACAGGTAAAATTGTAGGAAAAGCACATAAACAAGCATTGAGCGAAGTGTGTATTGCCTTAGTTTACACTGGACAATACACCTTTACATTAGATGATGAGCGGCATCTTGGACAGTATATCGATATTACTTCTGCCATAAAAGCAGTTGAATACTATTGGGATACACAAAATAGGACATTATTGGAACAGTGATGAACGACCGAATTATACAAATGGCTATTGAAGCAGGATTCAACCCCGTAAACTGCACTGGAGGTAATATACCTTTATTTGACAAGTTTGCTGAATTGCTTATCGAGGAATGCGCTAAAGTAGCCAGAGAGTTTACTTTGAGAAAGTGTGGATTAGATTCTTCTTATGATGGTATTGTTTTTGTCGAAGAAGAAATAAGAGATCATTTCAAATTCACAGGTTTAACGCCCCTTCCAACCACAGAGGAGCCAGAATGATATTTGCCATATTACTTCTAGCATTCCTATTTTATGGTGAACCAGATGTATGGGATAACCTGCATGAATATGTTATGTACAAAACAAGTGCAGAACA